GGAGAAGAGTACTATAACGAGTTTGTAGGAAAACTTAGTAAATGCGTTAATAGAAGTTTATTAGTAAAGATCAATCCTCTTATTAGTCAACCATATAGTATTGTGTTAGATCAATACATGAAAATTTATTATGACTAGTATCCGACAACAAATATTTGAAAATAACACCACGCTCTTTGGTATCTTAGATGCGGAAGGTGTACCAGAAAATAACGAACGATTTTCTGAATTGGAATCTCAATACAATGAGTTAGTAAAACAACAAGATGATACATTTAAACAATTAACTAAATTATCTGTAACAGTAGATAAGAATAGAAAAGATTTTAATGAATTTCAAGTTGTTACTCTAACTCATATGGAAGAAATTGACTCGAATATAGATAAGGTGAATATCAATATGTCGAAGCTTGATCAGAAAGTAGGAGAACTTAACAAGAGTGTAATAGATATGAACACTAAATTGGTAAGCTATGATAAGAGGATTCAAAATGTTGAACTTAATTTAGATAAGCAAAGCAATGAAATTGTTAGTTTATCTAAACAAGTTTTGCAAAATAATCCTTATTTGTCAGGTCTTAGCAATGCTAGAGTTGTAACTTCCACTTTTTCGGCAATAGATATTCAATGGAGAGTCCCACAATCTTCATTACGTTCTAATAAAGAATATAGTATTCTTTGGAAGATGTTGAATACTAATTGGTTTGAAGGAACTATTAGTATAGTCGAACAGTGGGATACATTCAATGATAATGCAAGTTATCATTACAAGATTCTAAAAGGATCTTGTCGAACTCGAATAAAATCAAGTGGTTCATCCGAAATAAGAAACGGAACGATAGACAATATCGCATAATAAAATAAAAATGACAGCGAGAAAAATTAATATAGCAGTGATAAATAGCCCTCGATTATTCAAGGTATTTTTATCATCATTGCCAAAATCGGTAAATGATACAACAGATGTTGAAGATGGAAACATTATTCCAGAAGTAGATTATGCTACTAAAGAAATCAAGCTTGCTTGTTTGCCTCAACCAATATTAGCATATCAGTTGAGAGCTCCAAGAAGAGTTCGATTACCAGGACACGTGTTTGGAAAGATGAAATTAGGTGAAGCATTTGCAACAGCAATTCCTATAACTTTTAAAGTGCCTAGTGTTGGTGGTCATACAATTTTGCAACCACAAATAACACCAGAACAAAATGCAATTATGAGTTTATATAATTATTGTAAAGCAAATGCAATTTGGATTATCAACGTACCAGCACCAATCGGGACTGCTCTCGTTTTGCGAGTTATGGCTCCAGAATTAGAAGGAGATGTTGATACTAAAGGAATTAGATGGAAAGTCCAAACCGTCAATGGAATGGTAGTTTATTTACCATGGAATAATGATGTCAGTGTAGTCCCAATTGGTTCGGGACGAGAAGGTCAGAGTGGTTTAGCGATAAAGATACAGACTGTTGAGAATAACTCCAGTGAATCTGTTCAGACAACGCTAACAGGTGTTGCTTGGTGTATTGTCACTGATATCGATGTGAGTGCGTTGAACAATAGTGGATTTAAAGGTGAAACTCCAAAAGGATTATCTTTTATTCCAATATCGAAACCATTACCCCCACCTCCAGATCCAGAAGAATCATTGTATTTTGGATACGATGATACTCCTGAAGAAGAAGTGAAGGTAGTGTGTGAACATATGGATAATAGCAATTCTATTGAAGTTCAAGCAGAAGGTGTAAACAACCTAGCAGAAAATATTTCTATTGACAACACACCCACTCGACAATTAGCGACACATACTGAGAAACCAGTACTCCCACCGTTACCACCAACCAAAGGAACCAAGGGATTAATGAAGAAAGATCAAACAGGTATATTGAATACAGTTTGGGTTGAACTACCTTCCGTCACTTTAAGTGATGCGAATTTAGGGAAAACTTTAAAGTATGATATAGACCCAATGACATTAAACAAGTCAGGAGAAAACTTGAGTCTTCCGTTTCGTAGAAATGTGTGGTGCTCTGGTAGTCGAAAAGCTGGATATGTTCGGACACTCGTTGTTAAATGTTTAATAACGAGATCACCAAATATATCTGGTAGCGTGATTTGTCGGGATTCTAAAAATATTTCAAGTCAATATGTGTTGGAACAGGGTGGAAATATTGAATTTACAGTTATGCCAACACTATTTGCCGAACCAAGAGTCGGAGTATTTAGAGATGCTAACAATCCGTGGATGAGGACTGACCAAATGAAATGTTCGTTTACATATACTAATCTTATAGTTAACAGAAATGACAACACTAATGATGTTGCTATGACTGTTATGTGTAAGATTGGAGATACGATATTTCAAGCACCAACTCGACCTAAGAAACAAGTACTACCATCAAGAATGAAGGAATTGCTATTTTTAACTAAACAGTTAAATATAGCAGAAGAACAATACGAGATGTCACTGAGGGAAGAAGCTAAACAATATGCAAAAGAGATCAGAGAACATTCAGGTGATGATTTAGGCCTTAATTACAGAGGTGAACCAAACACTCTAAATGATCGTCCTCATTATGCTGGTCAGAAAGTTTTCAATCATGTTACAGGTGAATATCAAGATGCAAGTATTTACATGGATAGGC